GCTACGACGACGATCCGGGGTTCATTATCAAACCGGCGGAAATGTCGAAGGGTTGGAAGGACGAAAACGCCGCGCGCATGGACGACAAGCCGCGGCCGACCAAGGCGGCGCAACATTTCCCGGCGACGCTCGAATTCTGCACGCGTTTGGCGCCATTGGAACAAACCGACCGCATCCGGTTCATGCGGTTGCGATCGAAGGGCGGCGAACTATCGCGGCACGCCGACATAATCAACCGCGAGGCGGGAACCGCCGACGGCGCAATGGCGCGCATGCACATTCCGATCGTAACCAGCCCGGCGGTCCGGTTCCGCGGTTGGACCGCGCGCGGCGAACAACTCGAAACGGCATTTCCCGAACGGGCGCTTTGCTATCTCGATCAGCGCAAACCGCATGCCGTAACCAACGCCGACCCGACGCTCGACCGCACGCATTTGGTGATCGACGTGATCACCAATGAACGGGTGCGCAACCTGATCGCGCCCCCGCGTCCCCGGGAGGTGGCCGCCCCCGCGGCCAGTTTTCGTCAGCGTGAAGATCTCGGCCGCCATGGCGAGGCTGCGGTTCATTCGATGCGGGCCTGATTGCCTCGCGATCGGTTGCCACGGCAATTGTTGCGACGCGCCGACGCGCCCGACCGGTTGCATGGTGACGATCCACCCGACCGAGGAAAGGCAAATCGAGGCGCGCGGTGGCGTAGTTCGTAATGGGTTGCTCGAGCCGCGGCCCGGTTCGCGCGGTTGCCCGTTCAAGACCGCCGAGGGCCTATGCCGCCTTCATGGCACGCCGGACAAACCGTTAGGCTGCATCGTCAGCCCGTTCACGCTCAACCGCAATGGCACGCTGGTCGTCCGCAACCGCTACAAGTTGCTGCCATGCTATCGCGGGAATGGGCCGAAGGAACCGGCCTACCGGGTCTTCCGATCGTCCTTGCTGGCGATCCTCGATCCCGAACGGGTCGCGCAAATCGAACAGCATTTGGACGCGGGCGGCGGCGATTTGATCGTTCCCATGCGGCGCGAGATATTCCGCCGACTCGTCGAAAACGACGCCATCAAGCGGGCCAACAAGGCCGCCGCCTAGGCCGTCGGCGGCGTCAGGGTTTTTGCGATCGCGCGGTTGGTCGCGGTGACGAGGGTTTGTCGGCCGCGGTCGTCTATGGCGTAAATCATGGGGCGGCGGGCATGGCCGGGATATTGGCCGAGCAACGCCGCCGCCGCCGTTTCCGCCTCGGGTAGCGTTGCCGCGCTGGCCTTTTCGTAGCGGTAATTGACGAACAACGCGATCTCGAACCGGATCGCGTTGGCGACGATTGCGGCGTCCGCGAAATCGACGGGATGCGGCTTGCTTGGGCGGCGGCTGGTCATGAAACCGAACTCCGGTGTAGGGTGGGGCCGATATGCGCCCACGCTTAGGCCATGGCGGCCTAGTCGGCGAGCGAATTCTGAGCGGCATTTTGGAAGCGGTATCCTGGCCCCCGGGCCCGACAACAAAGCCCGCCCATTGCGTGGGCGGCCGTCGCCCGTAGGGCCATAGCGGCCGGGACCGCCCGACGCATGGGCGGGCGTCCCTGCCCCGGGAAACCGCCTCTTGTTCGGCCCCCGACGGGGCCAAAGACCGCCCGTAGAAAGGAAAAGCCGCCCCATGCCCGGCCCGCGCAAAACCCCGACCCACCTACGGTTGCTTCGCGGCAACCCCGGGCACCAACCCATTCGCCCGGAACCCGAACCGGACCGGCTCGCCGAAATCCCGGAGCCGCCCGCGTTCGTCATCGGCCATGCCGCCGACGAATGGTGGCGGATCGCCGAGGAACTCTACCGCCTCAACTTGTTGACCGCGGTCGATATCAATCCGCTCGCCGCCTACTGCATGGCCTACGCCCGCTGGCGCGCCGCCGAGGAAGCGCTGGCGCGGATCGCCGCGACCGATCCGATCATGAGCGGACTCATGGTCAAGGCGCGCAATGGCACGCCAATGCAAAACCCGCTCGCCCTAACCGCCTCCAAAGCCGCGAGCGATATGGTGAAATATGCCGCTGAATTCGGACTTACACCCGCCGCTCGTTCCCGCATTGCCGCCGGCATCTATAGCGAAGGCAAAACCGCCGGGAAGTTCGACGGGCTCCTCGCCGGTTAAGCGCGGCGCCTACGGACGCGCACGCGCGAACCGCGTTATCAAGTTCATCGAACGGTTGACCATTCCTAGCGGCAAGGGACAGGGAAAACCGTTCAAACTCGCAAAGTGGCAAAAGGACTTTATCCGCGACGTCTACGAACCGCACATCGGTCAACGCCGCGCGGTCCGCCGCGCGATCCTCTCGATCGCCCGCAAGAACGGCAAGACCGCGTTGATCGCCACCCTCGCGCTGGCGCATTTGGTCGGGCCCGAGGCGATCCCGAACGGCGAAATATACAGCGCCGCCAACGACCGCGACCAAGCCGCAATCGTTTTCAAGTTCGCCAGGCAGATCGTCGAACTCGAGCCCGAGTTGTTGGCAAAAATCGAAATGGTCACGTCGACCAAAACGATGATCGGACGCCGCACCGGTTCGGTCTATCGCGCAATATCCGCTGAGGCCGGGACCAAACACGGCTATTTGCCGAGCGTCGTGATCTATGACGAACTCGCGCAAGCCAAGAACCGCAGCCTATACGACGTCCTCGATACCTCGTTCGGCGCCGCCGACGAGCCGCTGTTCATAACGATCAGCACGCAATCAAACGATCCCGAGCACATTCTGTCGAAACTGATCGACGACGGGTTGTCGAAGTCCGACCCGTCGATCGTTTGCCACCTGTTCGCCGCCGACGAGGATTGCGACCTCGACGACAAAGCGCAGTGGGCCAAGGCCAACCCGGCGCTCGGCGATTTCCGCGACTACGAAGATCTCGCCTCGGCCGTCGCCAAGGCGAAGCGCATGCCGGCGGAAGAACCGAAGGTGCGCAATCTGTTCCTGAACCAACGGGTCAACCCGTCGGCGACGTTGGTCCCGCGCGCGGAATGGATGGCGTGCATCGGCGAGGGAACGATCGCGGAAGGCGCCGACGTTTATATCGGGCTCGACCTGTCAAGCGTCATCGACCTGACCGCGCTGGTCATAGTCGCCGCCGACGATCCCGCCTATGTCGTGCCGTTTTTCTGGAAACCGCAGGATCAACTAATCGAACACTCAAATCGCGATTTCGGCGCGGGCGATCATCGCTATGTGCTGTGGGCGCACACCGGGGACTTGTTGGTCTGCCCCGGCCGCAGCATCGACCCGACCGTGATCGCGACCAAAATCGCTGAGCTCACGACGCGGTACCGCATTCGCGGCGTTGCCTATGATCGCTGGCGCATGAAGGACCTGCTGCGCGAATTCGATCGCATCGGCCTCAATTGCTACGAGGACAACGAAAAGGGCGGCGAGGGTTTGCGGTTGGTGCCGTGGGGCCAAGGGTTCAAGGAAATGGCGCCCGCGATCGACGCGCTCGAACGCGGCGTGCTCGACCGGACGTTGACGCACGCTTCCTCGCCGCCGCTCAATTTCTGCATGGCGAACGCGGTCGTCACCATGGACCCGGCCGGAAATCGAAAACTTGACAAGGACAAATCCCGGATGCGGATCGACGGCGCCGTTGCGTTGGCGATGGCAATGGGCCTGCGATCACGCGACCGTAACCCCAAGCCGATCGACGTCGAAGCGCTTATCGGGTAGCGTAAAGACTACGCACCTGTTTTTCGGATAGGACGCGCCCGACGATATCCGTGGGTTTGATTTTGTCGGCAATGCGCGACAACCACCCGCCGACCTTTTTGCAATCGCTGCCGGTGCAATCCGCCAACCGCTTGCCGTTCGGCATCGTCCATTCGAGCAACAACGTCTGCGCCTCGCGTTCGATGCGGTCGTTGATCTTCGTGCTAACCGTCGCGGCAGTTTCTAGTTTGCCGGTTGATGGTTTCCTCTGTTTGCGTTTGCCGATCAGGCTCGCGTAATTGTTGGCGAACCAATATTCGAGAATGACTTTCATATAATTTTCGTTGCCGACGACTTCATCGAAGAACGCATCGAATATCCGACGCTCATTCCATGATTTGTTTGCTTTGATCAGACCAAGCAAAACGTCGCGCGGATTGTCGTGCGCCCAAGATTGCCGCTTGGCGCCTGTCGTTCCGAGGTTCATGTCAGTCATCGGTCGCTCCTTTTTGGTTACATGAGGTCGAGTTGTTCGAAGGCTTGGATGATGGCGGTTTTCTCGCGTTCCAGTTCGCGCCGCCGCGCGACGGCTTCCGGGGATTTCGTCTGTTCGCGCCGCCTACGTTTCCGCACCGCCTTATGGTGCTTACGATGCCAACGCTTGTTGGAGTTTAGTTCCTCGCGCGTGGATCGTTTGCCGGGGGCAACCCACGGAACATTGACCAGCCCGCCCCGCCGTCCTAAGGGCACGGGGTGCGGAATAACAGCATAACTCCGCCACCCGCCGCATTGTATCAAAGGCGGGCCGTCAACAAACATATAAGCTGGTGGTTGCGGCGGCGGCTCAACAATGTTCATGAACTTGTAGTAAGCAATTTTTGCTGCCGATCGTTGCATTCGCCGCCGTCGTTTGCGTTCAACGTGTGCGGTGTGGTGGCGATAATAGTTCTGATATTGGTAAAACCTCCTGACGCTCGGCGGCGTCGGCTGCGGTTCGGGTCTACAACTTACTGAACAATATTTGATATTCCAGTGTGGCCGTCCGCAGTTGAGGCAGGGCCGGGCGGGAATGACCGGTCGCGGCGGTCGCGGCTGGTACTTCGGGCGGCATGCCTCGGAACAGTATTTGTAACCGCGGCCGTAAATTGTAGAACCGCAAACAACACAACGCCGCCGCGTTCGAAGCCGAATTCGTAAGTCTCGTCTGTTTTCTTTCGCCCGATACCGACACCGGGACGAGCAAAACTTTTTGCCCCATTCGGGTCGGGCTTCGAATTCGTCGC